CGTTTGGGAATAAATCTATTTATATAAGTACAATTTCTCTAAAATTTGTAGCCAAATATTTGGTATTACTATTTCAGAATAATTTGTATGCCATCCAATCTGACCAAAGATAAATGAGTTATATTCAGGTAAGTAATATCCAATAGGATTAATAGATTTATTTACTGTAATTTTTATAGCATCTATTCCAGTAGGATCTACGTTTGTTGGTATGACATCTATATTCGAACAATAATAATCGCTATTTTTATATCGCAATAATATAGAGTCATCAAACATAGTATTAATTTCTCTTATGATATTTAAATTGACCACTTCTTTATAACTCCTCGATACGTAATACCAAGTATTTGGTAGTATTAATATTTTTCCTATCATCGGGACAATTTTGGGCCATCTACCATTGCCGTATCCAACACCAAAAATTTTCATACCTGTTGTTATATTTTCTGGATAACATTTTCTAGCTAGACTATTAGTACATTTTGTAACTATCTTTTCTGAAGCTAATATAAGTTTTCCGGGCATTAATTCCCTCCATAATCATGCAAATTTTTTATCCGTTAAATACAATTTATTTAATAATTTTGGCCACACTTTTCTTGCAACCACATCAATGTAGTCCTTGTCGTGTAGCCAATTTCCAACGACCAACGATTGCTTGTTATAAATGTAGTATGCGAAGGCTGGACCATCATTTAGAGTAATTTCGCATGCAGATACTCCATTTTTAATATCGAATATCTTGCCAACTTGGTAGAAGGGACTATCCGGAATATAGATGTCAAACATTCCTGAGTCGTACCAGTTGTCGGAGTCTGGATCAAAATCCAGCTCAATTTCAATGTTTAGTTTTTCTATTACTCGCATTACCAGCGGCTTTTCTGGATCCAACGTGATATATAATTTATCAAACTCCATTGGATATCCTGTACGATTGATTGGATCAAAATAATCCGATATACCAATATCATCAAGCTGGTTAACTGCTATTATCATGCGATACATAATATCTTGTTTATCTACGTTTTTATCTGACAGAGCAGGAACGGAAGTTACACCACTTTTTGTGATAGCCTTGATAGCCGGATTTGTAGTAAATTGAACTTTTTGTTTTTCAATGAGTTTATAATTCAAGAGATAGCCTCCAAAAAATTTAAGAAATATGTAATTTTCCCAGTATCTGTGGCCAGATAGCTGGTATTACAATTTCTGAATAGTGATTATGCCACGCGATATTTCCAAATACAAATATGTTTAGACCTGGTAAGTAATACCCAATAGCTTTTCTCTCGTTTATAACTATTCCTATGGCTCTATAGCCATCAATCGTAGTTATGTTTCCGATTTCATATATCGGCTGATCAAATCCTTTGATTTCTGCATTGATATGATCAACCATGTTTTTATATACGTTTGGTAGTGACTCATCAAACCGTATATCAATTTTATCAATAATATGCAGTAACACCTCATATGGTTCGGGAGACCAGTACTAGGTATTGGACTCTAAATATGGATCTTGTAATGGTAGTATTTGCCACTTGCTTTCAGGAGTACCTATTCCGATTTTAGCTAAGTTATCTTTCATTGACGTAATAAATGACGGTTCCTTAGTTACTGGGGTCTTGATTAATTCTTTCTTCTTTTTCCCAAAATCTTTTTCAGATGCTAATACAAGTTTTCCAGTCATTGTCCACCTCTATTTCATTAGTTATTCCTACCGTAATTTATACTTTTTGGTCACATACTTGGAGCCGGCATCGGAAATCTTGGCTGCAAGGCCGGAATAACATCCGGAATACCTTCTATGATATGATTGATTTCCAGGCTAAATGAGCCAGTTAGATTAGTTGACGTATTTGTATCATTATGCAATAGATAATACGTATCATTGCCAGTACCGTTTATCGCGGTAGTCATTGATAGTACGATGCATACTAATTGAGCTATCATACTTCTTAGTACCATTGTATACTATATATTCTTTTTGGTCTAGATCGTACCGTAAACTATTTATTCTCAAACCACGTATAGTAGTTTGGTGTAGTGAGATGACAGATAAGAAATTTAGGGTTGAAGTACAGACAGGTAAGGATAGGATTGAGAGTTTTGACATTGAGGCAACTAACTTACAGGAAGCTTGGATCAAAGGTATACGGGTGTCAAAATGTCCAGTAGTACTTAATATAAGGGAGGTAGTTTAGTATGTTAGCTCTAGGATTAGGACGCAGGGACAGAATCCCGACTCATGTCGTACAGGAACTGAGGTTAGCAGGCTTTCATGTACGGAGGAGACGAACTTGGCTTAATAGGTGCCAGATAACAGAACGCATGGAAACTATTAGAGTTAGATAGACTTTTTTAGTTTATTTTGTTAGACCAAAGGCTTTAAATACTATAATCAACTATACTATTTTATGAAGATCTATGATCTGTTCTACAGTTGTCAGGGTGAGGGTCCAGTGCAAGGCCGGCCGGTTTTGTTCGTTCGTCTTGCTCAGTGCAATTTAGCATGCAAGAGGTGCGACACTCCTGCAATGAAAACAGAGGAAATAACTACGATGGATCTACTTCAACGGATTCGAGAGCACCTAGGTAGACATACGAGCAATACTCAAATTATTATTACCGGTGGAGAGCCGTTACTCCAAAAAGAGGAATTAGGAGAAGTATTGAATAACCTAAAGGATAAAAAAATAGATCTGGAAACCAATGGTACTATTCAGTTAGACTCCGAATATATCAAGTATTTCCGTTTCATTATGGTCAGTCCGAAGCAGGATTGGTTTAAGAGCTTGCAACAAAAACGTGACTTCTTTAACAACTGGAAAGCCGTTGATAATTGCGTATTTAAATTCGTAATAGGAACAGCTCCATGGATGTACAGCGAAGCGACACTGAAGTCCTTAATTAAAGAATTTAATCTAGACGTCGGAAAGATCTTCGTTATGCCAGGTGGAGCCACCCCGCACGAACTAAGTATCAGCGGACCCAATACCTGGAAGACTGCTCTGAGATTAAATTGCAACTTTTCGGATAGACTTCATATAAGAAATCTAGGGAAATAATTTTTTACCAAAACCTTTTTATACTACTAAATTAACGATTATAATAACTTTTTAGGTAAAGATAATTTAAAGGAAGTGTTAATATAAAAATAAATTCTAAAACTCTTGCATTGTTTCTATCGAAAGTCACAATAAATGGTGGCATGACAGACGCCCTATTGAAATTTGGACCAGACGGTTTGACCGTAACCGTAAAAGACATAAGCAACACAGGATTTGCTACCGGTCTACTTAAAACAACTGCGGGCTTCATCGACTATAAACAAATGGTAGCACCTGTCAAAAACATGACTAAGTTGCTAACATTTTTAAAAAGTGTAACTGGTACCATAGAACTTGACGTAATCGATAACAATCTAATTATAAAATCCTTGGATAATGATGGCCGATTCAAATTAGCTGAAGAAAAGTTCTTGGAATGCAACCTTAATAATTTTCCAATCTTTGAACAGCATGACGCCGGTTTTGAAGTGGACACCAAGATCTTGGATTCCGCTAAAAAGAATGCAAGTAACTTGGGTTTCAAACATATCTTTGCAGAAGTCAAAGGCGGAGAATTCTACTTAACTGCGGGCGAAGATGAATTCGACCAACTTATTTCACATACAAAAGTAGACTACAAAGAAGTAGCTCGCACCATGTATGCGTCCGTAATGTTAGAGTTCATTGCTGTCATAGACGGCAAGGCTATTATAACCTTCAATGAAGACTACCCACTTTTGATAACCGTATCTAGTATCGATAGTACATTCAAATGGGTTGTTGCCCCGATGTCAAAACCAAAAGAAGATAGCGAAACATCTTCATAAATCTTTTTAAGGAGGAATATAACTGCCATTGCTCGTAGAAAAATATAGACCACAAAAATTAGAAGATGTTGTCGGATTTAAGCCTACTTTTGAGATCGGGGAAGACATGCCACATCTCTTGTTGCATGGAGGAGCCGGAACCGGTAAAACCACAACAGCTCGTGCTATTATTAAAATGCTAAATGCTGATAGCATTACGCTTAATGCTAGTTCAGAAAGAGGAATTGAGATTGTACGTCAAAAAATTAGCGACTTTGCATCAACTCAAAGTACCAATAAAAACATTAAGATAGTTTTCCTCGATGAAGCAGACCATTTGACCTCCGACGCACAAACGGCTCTACGCAATACCATGGAAACATATAGTTATAGTACGCGTTTTATAATGACAGCAAATTACATTTCCCGTATTATTGAGCCACTTCAGTCAAGATGTATCTTAGTTAAATTTGATAACATACCTAAACCTGTTATTATAGAACGTCTTAAATACATATGCGATAGTGAAGGTATTCCATATGAGTTAGATGCGTTAAATAAAATTGTGGATCAAACTGGATCTGATATGAGGTCAGCTATTAATAAAATTGAAGAACTAAAAAGCGGAGTCTTTATATCAAAACTTAGTAATGAAATCAATTTAGCTAAAAGTATTTTTGAATGTGTTAAGAAAAAGGATTTTAACTCGTCTAGGCAGCTTTATCTAGATGCTAATCCTGACAATGAACAGTTCTTAAAAGACTTATACGAAGTCATATTCACTAGCGATAAATCCTTGGAATATAAAAAACTTGTTATCCTAGAGATATGTAAGGCCTACAAAGGTCTTAAAGCAGGGTCGTGGCCACAGATTATAATCGAATCTATGCTGGTTAAATTATGTTAGATTCTTTTAAGAATCTTAAAGCTGGGAATTTATCGAAGGTGGATAATAATAAAATTTTCCCACTTTTAAGATGGTGTAGTGGTAGTCAAATAGATTTAGCATGGTGTAATACAGTCAATCAATACGTGTTTAGCGTGGATACTAACATCGTAAAAGGTCTACTTTACCTAGGTCTTAGGGACAAAAATCCTTACATAAAGTACCCAAAGAGCATTAAAATTAAAGAGGATAAGGTATTCGAACTCAAAAAAATACTAGCCAAAAAGTACTACTCCTGGAGCGAACAAGAATTTAATAGAAACATTTCCAATCTACCATACATTAACTGGCTGGAAGTAGCCAATTCTTTGGGCTGCGAAAATAAGGATTATAAACTCCTCGGTATCAAAGAACCGAAAATAGTCATACCAGTAAAATCTACTAAAGCAATAGTCAAGCCAAAAAAAACGCTATTAGACTTTTAAGGATATTATTTATGATTAAATTGCCATCAGGTCGTTCAACTTACTTTCCAGCAGCTGGTCCTCAATTCGAAGGTACATACTGGAAGCAAGATATAAATTCATATTCTTTTAAATGGTTCAAAGAAGGAAAGTCTTTTTTCCATTATCCTTTTATGCTTACCAATGCTTTCAATAATATAAAAAATGCTGATTACCGATTATGTCACACGTTTCCAAGAGATGATAATCACATACTAATCGGTGACAGTGGTGGCTTCCAAATTATGTCGTATGGTAAGAAAGGCAAACCTGTTCATATTGAACCAGTTAGTATCTTGCGCTGGATGTAAAATAATGTTGACATAGGAATGAACTTAGATGTACCGTTATTTGGGAATTTTCATGATTCGCTGTCTGGAAGTATTGAAAATTTTTGTTGTTTTGAAAATGCACGACAAAATTATGATATGATGCTATGCAATGTCTTGCATGGAGGAACCTTCAAAGAACTAATTACTTGGTATGATGCTGTTAAAGATTTTGACTTTGATGGCTGTGCAATCGGTGTTGAACCTGCTAGCAATGTATACTTGCAACTACTCGCATACCTACTTCTATATGATAATGACAGCATTAGTGTCTCGCATCTTAGATATGCCATTAGGATTCGATGCATCTAGCTTTAATTTGGGATGTACTGCACGAAAGTTCTTCATGCCAGGAAATGTCGGAACGCATTATTTATTAGGTTCCAAAAATAATGAACATTATTTATCAAGCATGTTATGTGACTGTTCAGTCTGTCAGAAAATAAACATATCAGATATCTATGAAGATACAGGAAAATCTGGTGCAATTATATCATTACATAATTTATATTGCACCATAGAAGAAAATCGTATTATTAATTGTCTTGCAGATGACATAAAAAATTTAACACTTTATGCACATACAATAGCAAGAAAGGATTATAATATCGTAAATAATACCTTATCAATATTGTCAGATTATTCTACTCACGGTCTTGAATATGTCTACAATAAATATACAATGCTTTTCATTGAAAAAGTAGATCAAAAGAGGTTCAAAAATCTGTCAGGAATAAAGTAATATCTGACCAAAACCTTTAAATACTACTAAATCATATCAATATTTATGGCTATTGGTGTTAAAGAATTACAAGAATATAGAAAAGACTTTGTACCGTTGTCAAGAAAGAATGCTATATTAGCTTATTGTGCGGATTGCATGGGCTTATATACAGACGGACTTAGAGACTGCAATAATATTAATTGTCCATTATATCCTCATCAACCTTATAATAGTCTTGGTAAAAAATAATTAGGAGTATTATGTATCTAGAAAAACAAGCAAATTATATTCCTGCTATAGGAGAGCAATTCATTTCCTATTGGAAAAGAAATCATAGATATAAAAATTTTGACTTGAAGTTTTTTACAGAGCAATCCTTCTTTAAGTATCGCTATATGTTAGCTACGGCGTATTATCGTATTACACAAAATGACAATGATCATAGATCTACCTATCCTGATGACGCTGTATTCATTGCAGATTCTGGTGGATACCAAATGGAGTCGTTTTCACGAGCAGGAAAAAACGTTGACATAACTCCAATGCAGGTTTTAAGATGGATTGAAAATAATTCGGACATAGGAATGAACTTAGATGTACCACCTTGGAATACTTTTAAAGATCCATTGAAGCGATCAATAGAAAATTTTGCGCTATTTGAAAAAAATCGAGTTAATTATAATTTCAAGTTATATAATGTATTGCACGGAAAATCATATGAAGAAATAAATACTTGGTATAATGCAGTAAAGAAATTTAATTTTGATGGCTGGGCAATCGGCATAGATCCAGCAACGAATATTTATCTACAAATAATTGGATATATGTATTTAAATGAAAAAGATGCTTTGAACCTTAATGGTTTCTGCCACTTTTTTGGCATGTCAGGACTTCAAAACATGATAAGTCTTGCAATGTTAAGTAACTATTTTGATACCGCTATAACATTTGATTCGTCATCGTATAATGTTGGTTCGAGATTCCGAAAATTCATGTTACCGAACAACATACGATACCAATGGAATATGGGACGCGAAAAACCACGCAAAATTAATAATATACCTTGTAATTGTCCTGTCTGTCGTAACACAACAATAGAAGAATTATACATTCAAACAGATGACATGGCACCACTGTTGATTTCATTACATAACTTATATCAATATATCGAGACCAATAAATATGTGAATACCATCGTATCTGACAATGATTTCCTTGAAGAATACGCATTATCCGTAAATGAATTGCAATTAGTAAAAAATATTAATAATATGTTTTTAGACTATGAAAAATACAATTCAGAATATGTGTATGAAAAATATAAACCTCTTTGTATGCTTCGTGGCAATCAATCAGTGTCGCGTAATCTATCAGCAATTTTATAAATAAATTTAACCAAAACATTTAAATACTAAACAAAGGAGAATATAATATGACAACATGGGATTTTACCGCAAAAATAGAAGATATGACTGAAGAAGAATTAAAAGAACGCATAGAACAAGGATATAATTGTGTAATGCCACTGATTATATCAGTTCCATATGTTGGAACAAAGTTAGCGACAGTTAAATACATCTATCCGGAACTTACTGCCTTATGTCCAATGACTGGCATTCAAGATTTATATACGTTAACAGTAGAATTCACTCCGGATAACTTCATTCCAGAATTGAAGAGTTTTAAATTCTATTTGCTCGCTTATAAAGACTTGCCAATCAGTCACGAACATCTGGCTAGTAAAATTGAAAAGGAGTTTCGCGAATCTGTTAAGCCCAGTAATTTAACATTAAATCTGGACACTGCTATCAGAGGCGGCATAAAAACAATAATAGATATCTAAGGAAATATTATGACTAAAATTACTCAAAATACGGGCTTTGATGCATCTCATAGACTGCTTGGATATGAAGGATCATGTAGGAATCTACATGGACATTTTTGGGGCGTTCTCATTGAGTTAGAATCTAAACGCAATTTTGATCAATGTGGTATGCTACTTGATTATAGAACAATTAAAAATTATATTAAATCAACATTTGATCATCGTGCGATACTCAATGAAAATGATCCATTAGTACCGTTGCTTATTGGATTAGATCTAGATGTAACAACTATGCCAGGTAATCCAACTGCTGAAAATATTGTTAGAAAAATAATATCAGACATTGTTTTGCTAGCAAACTTAAAAGATGATGACTATTTGCATGTGGTCGTAAAAGAGTCTGCTGATAATTCTGCAGAGGAGTGGTATTAGTAATATATGAAAGGATTTAGTAGTGATGAATTAAAATTTTTTAAATTTCTAATAGTCGTATTTATTGTATTAATGATATTTCTAATACTAGGATTGATATTATGAAGCTAACAGAGTTTGAAGACTTTCCTGTGGAAGCTAAAAAAATAAAATGTAAAGAATGTAATCGAGAAATGTGGAGATTAACAAATACTCATCTGTGGTATAATCATCACATGACTATTGATGAATACAAAGAAAAATATGTTGGTTCCGTCATTGAAGATCCATTGATATCTACTTGGAGACAACGAAACAGAGTTGGAAAAACATATGAAGAGATACACGGAATAAAAAAAGCTATTGAACTCAAAAAGGATCGATCAGAAAAGACGACAGAACAAATGAAAGATATAGTTCAAATTGCGATAAGACAAGAAAAATGTGGTTATGATCATACTGAAGAACAAAAACAACTTCTACGAGAACAACATACTATTCATGGAGGATCTAATTACAGAGACAGGGCATTAGAGTATTATGGCGAAGAATGTATGCGATGTGGGTCTACTGAAAAACTTATTGTTCATCACATAGATTATAATAATATTCAATCTGAATTAGGAAATCATGATATATCAAATTTAATGGTATTATGCAAACCGTGTCATGGACGAATACATAATGAACTAAAACGCGGAAAGTTTATAGGTATTTCAAGTATTGAAAAAGGTGTCCATTACATATTAAAAGGTCTTAAAGATGAATTTGGACTAGATTTATCAGACGTCAATTTTAAAGATACTCCAAAAAGAGTTTCTAGAGCATATTATGAAATGTGCTGTGGTATAAAATGTGAAGACGACATTAATTCTATAATATCTACATCATTTCCATCTGAATATGATGGTATGATAGTTCAACGAGATATTAGATGTTATTCTATGTGTCCTCATCATTTGTTACCTGTTGAATATAAAGTAAATATTGGATATGTACCTGACAAAACAATGCTAGGAATATCAAAACTAACAAGGATTGTAAAGTTGCTCGCAAAAGCTCCTAAATTGCAAGAACAGTATACACATGATATTATTGAAGTATTTAAAAAAATGGGATGCAAAGGTGCAATAGTTCAAGTATCAGGTTATCATTTATGCATGGGTGCCAGAGGAGTTGAGATGCCTGATGCAAGAACTATAACGAGTTCATTATGCGGTGTATTTGAAGAACAAGAAACACGAAATGAATTTCAAATGATGCTAGGTAAATGAGGGAATATAATGAATAAAATTTTGCTTATCTATTCGGGCGGAATGGATTCAGCTACTTTACTTTTTGACCTGCTGAATCAAGGAAATTATGTTGAAGCAATAACATTTGATTACGGTCAACGGCATTCTGCGGAGATTTCATCTGCGATTTTGATGATTGAATATCTTGCGGAACATAATACTACTGTAAAACATGACGTCATTAATGTCAAACCAATCTTTGCACATATTAATTCTAGTGCTCTTACCAATCCTGATATTTCCGTACCAAACTGTCATTATACAGAAGATATCGCAAAGATTACAGTTGTACCAAATCGTAATATGATTTTAATGTCTGTGGCCGTAGGTATTGCAGCGTCAAGAGGCCTTTCAAAAGTAATGTATGCGGCTCATGCAGGTGACTTTTCCATCTATCCAGACTGCCGTCCAGAGTTTTTAGAGTCACTTCAAAAAACGGTAGTTTTTTCAACTCTATGGCATCCAGTTGAAATTGAAGCACCATATATTAGTATGAAAAAGTCTGACATAGTTAGGACAGGAATTAAATTGGGCGTACCATATCAGTTTACACGATCTTGTTACAACGCTGGTGAACAGTCTTGTGGTACCTGTCCTACGTGCATAGAACGATTGGAGGCATTTAAGATAAATAATATGATTGATCCAATAAATTATACCAAGTAATTTCATTCATTCAATTTTTCAGTCGACCAAAAAACCTATATACAATCAGTTATACTATACTAGTTAGTGAAAAGTTGAGGTGAAGAAAGATGAATAGTACATTAACACACATTGGATGGGTTTTTTACGCCAGAAAGACTGAAGAAGATGGAAATGAATTTTCTGGAACAACTCCGGAAGTCGCAATCAGAAAGCTTTGGAATAAGTATCCAGAATTGAATGGATCGGAAGTTGTCTACCAAATGCCAGAAACGAAGAACCTTAACAGGGCTGGAGCAATCTATGATCTCGATCATTGCCCGAGCTGCAAGAAGCCTGTAATCTTTATCAAAGCTACCAAAGCAAATGGTCGGAATGGAATAACGATCCTGCATGCAGATGAAGACCTTCCATCTGATGCTGAGTGGAATGTGATGGTGGTCAAAGATTATAAGAAAGAGTTACTACGAAAACTTCATAAGGAAACGGTTGTATCAAAGCAACTGGTTACAATTGAAAATACTCAACCAGTAGAAATTGAAGTACAAGTCAAGCAAGAAACGATTAAGGTTACCAAGCCCAAAGTAGTTATGTCCAGACCTGCTATATATGCAGCAGAAGTTCTTTCTGACAGATCGATCGTAGAAGTCGCAGGATTAAAGCATAATCGCTTTGCTATAATCGGAAAGATTACAAGTTCCTTGCAAGGAAAGGTTCCAGATAATCAGTTGAAAGATATTAGATCAGATCTAATCAATCATGGAAAAGATCTTACTATGCTAATGAATGTAGCTAGTCGCTATGCCATAGTACAAGAAGACGGATTACCATTCAAGATGGATTCTGGACTATAAACTTTTTTGGAGGGATATTATGTTTAAGTTGCAGATTGGAGATATTGAAGAATTATATGATGATATGGAAACATTAACAAGTGATGTATGCGAAATTTTTCCAGATGCTTTCTTCAGTTCTTGGAATGATTCTAATAAAGAAATCTGGCAAGATATCTTTGAAAGCTACAGTGATCGTACTATAATCGGCAAAATAATTGAGGTGAATTAAATGTCAATGCCTTCATTAGATATATTATTAAAAAATGTTAATAAAAATCGAAATAAAAAAAATATTTTTGAAAAAATTGGACGAAGCGACAATGCGATATCATTCTATGAAACGATCGAAAAACTTAATGAACGTTTTGGTACGTCTTTCTACTTAGAAAGAGATGGACGCAAATTTACAATCCAGGGTCATCGAGAGTATGGACATCCATCCCGACGTAATGGTATCATAGGTCAGGATATCGGTCTAACGTTGGGCGTACACGAACTCGATGAAGCTGGCATCAGTAATACAATTAAATTTATCGTTGATAATAAAAATAACTTTATAATGGTTTCGTTATCAAAAATGAGAAACTTATCGTGTTTCACTGACCAAGCATTAGCCGGAAAGTTTAGAGTAGCAAAGAATGCTACTATACCATACTGTACTTGGAGCTTAGATGAATTAAATAGTCTTGGAGTAATTTTATACAGTTCGGTGTAGCCATGACTTATACTGTATTACCAAGTTTTGGTCATCCAAAGGATTATCAGAAGTTGACAATCCTGGACAGTCATCCCGGTGTTATAGCATACGTTAGCGATACTGATAGTGCTCCAGGATTTCCATATCCTAATCATATACTTTTTGGACTGAAATGTGATCGGAACAAAAAAATATTAGATGAGTTTATTGACTTGCGTCGGTATGCCGGTCATTATTTATCACCATTCTGGGGATGGACACAAAATGGAGTGCATGGCTGGGAAAATTTATGTACCCATTATAGATATTATTGGGTAGGCTTCCCTGATAAAGAAATACTCTGGACTTACTTGAAGGGTCAATTAAATTTCATTTAACAAATAATTGAGGTTAAAAAAAGAAAGGCGGTGATCTAACTGACAGAAATTTCCTATGAGGTAATTGGCCAGGAAAAAGAAAGTTAGATTATCCCGAAGTAAGTAAGTATAGAGCGTATTACATTAATTCATTTAATGGGTATTACGACCAAGAGAAGTTATGCATACAATCAATAAAACAGAATTTTAAAATCATCAAGGAAGTCTATGACAGAAATACCTCAGTTCGATGAATACTGGCAAAAAAATTATCCAGATGGTTATGCTACTTATATGCAAGTATACCAACAACGGATAGTGTCCTTGTACTTATGGTACCTTAAGCATATCCGCAGGTATGGAAAAACTAAATTATTCTTGATCGGTAAGGATGGCCAATTACTTGATACAGTGCATTTTGAGTTAGTGAATCCAAAAGTCAAGGAAGGTCCGACTATTGTTAATGGGATAGAATTTCCAACAATCCATGAAGCATGGCGGTATTATCAAGATTTAATTTTCAAAAACGTAGTGGAAGAAAAATAAAAAATATTTTATATCTGTCCTTTCACAAACGACCAATATTTACCTGCATATACTTCTCTATGCATCTGGACCCATTTATCAAGGATTTCTGATTCGTTTCCAGTATCACAAGTTTGGCAGACGAAGGGATTAGCGACACCAAAAGTTTCCCCGGAGAAGTCTTGGAAAGTGCGCCCTCCTCCATAAATAACTGTTATGGTTTCTCCGATCTTGAATTTATGGCTACATAAATCACATCGGAACCATTCTGGACCATGCAAATCTGATCGGGTCTTATACATTCGTTCTGTTATTATAGTTGGTGGTATTATACGTTTTCTGGTAGTCATCGTTATGGTTATTAATGTATTACGTTAAATAGTTTTTGGTTGGATACGTACCAAAAAGTATATATTCGAGTAAAACAACAAACCCTATTATGATAAGATTACGTGAATGCTCTGATAATAGACTACAAAATGAAATTATCAATATGATATCTCCAAATACACCAATGCCAACGCAATCACAATTATTGGTAATGTTGGCAAATGCATCGGACGAGATTAAGCTCCTCCGAGATAGATGCTGGAAAGCAGAAGGCAATCTTGCCAGATGGCAGAAGATCGCGATAGAGGCAAAAGCCGAAGCAATATTCTGGATGGAGCAGACCGAACCAGGCGATGATAATCCCGAATGGGAAGAAATCGAAACCGATTGGGCGGATGCTTATCGCGAGCAAGCGGCTAAAGAGCTTAACCTGCGAGTGACACAAGAAGCAGGATATGTAGAGCGACTAGAAATAGCGTTTGTTGAAGAGATTACTCAGGCACTTGAATTAATAGGTGCAGAAAACCCACGGCAAACAGCGCAGGCAGCCTTAGCCAAGATTCGCGAGGGCAAGCTATGCCATTAAATCCGTGTGGTAAATGTCGACACGTCCGGTATTGCGATCCACTCAGCGAATGGTATTGCTCTAAGTGGCAACGTTTACTTGGCTACTCAATACAGCCAAATAAGTGCCATAATTGTGATATTATAGGACAGGATGGTGATACACGAGAAATAAAAATATTATTTGACTTCATTATGAAAAATAGTTACTTATCTTAATAAATAACCAAAAACTATTTATTCTAATAACACTTATTACATCTTGGTGTTATAATGGAAATGCCTCATTGCGAATTAGACATCCAAACTTGGATGCAACATACGCACGATCAAACATGCTATCGGAACGATAAAATCGAACTCCTCAATAATGCATATAAGGAGTTCAAAGAACGTGGTCTTATTGTATGCGGAAAATATTATCCAGGAGTATGGACAATAGACTTCAGTAGATATTATTAAATTATTTTTTGCCAACCAAAACCTTTATATACTTAAACATTTTTATTACCTATTTATATTAACTTAGTTATACCACTCTTTTCAGGAAATGATCCTACGTGAAGAAACCAATTGTCATTCAAAGTAATTTACCTACGGAACGTTGCATAGAGATTTGGTTAAAACGGATGTTTTCAGTCTGCAAACAGTGTGGAGCATTACTAAGCAACCAAAATTCATATAGCCGTGATGATACCGATAGTAAGCTCCATACGTATTGTAAGCCGTGTTATATTAAGATACAACAAGACCGTCATGAAAGCAGTAACGTAAAAAATACTAAACTATTTATTTTGATTAATAAAAAAAAGATTGTGACGTTCGACTCGGAACAAGAGAAGCAAAATTATATTCGAGAACGAGCTTCTTTATCCAAGTTTAGCCGAAGTTGCGAAGAATATAGCAGCGTGGTTGGATGCAACGAGTACTGGACTAAAGAGAGTCCCGTCCTATGCGACCAATGCGGTGGTTTACTTAAACGCGACGAACGTGGCGACCTTGTTTGCACGGTCTGTTACTTAGTATGCGATACTCTATCGGTAATATCCGAACGCAACTTGTCATTTAATAAGTCCAATGGTAAACGATCTATCCGAGATTCTTACTTCAACGAGCAATCTGAATGCGACGATGGTGCAGTTGACGTATACTACCAACGTGCTTATAGTAAATCAAGAAAATTATAATTATGAATTCATGTAAGTCAGGAAACTTTAGGAGAATACGATGTCTGATACTAATGAAAAAATAATAGAGAAACCGAAGAGACAGAAGGCTATAACACAGCAAGATCTAGATGCCTTTAAGGACAATATGCTTTCTGTTCTTGATGAACGTCTAGATGCATTCATTGATGACTTCTTGGAAGCCTGGCAAGAGTCTAATAATACGGATAATACAGAGAGTTGTGACTGTCCGGAATGTACTGGAGAAAAACCTCTTGATAATCCACGCCGCTATATGATTCAAGCCGGTGGTAACATGTGGTGGGTTGATAATTTCAAACCCAATTCTATGGCAGGACTAGATGTTATATGGACTGAAGAACTTGGTGGCAAGACTAAAATTGTTCGCGGTACTATAATGTCCCAGGACGTTAGCATCTTCGATTTTGAAAACGATCTTGATCTTGAAACCTTTGATAACATTAAGAAAGCTACTATAGACTTTGCAATTCAAACTGCTCAAGAAGCTCAAGCTAGAGAAAAAGCTGCTAAAGCTACATCTTCGAATCAAGAAGTATGTACAGATAGTTCAAGTCACGTTTCATACGGATAGATATAAATATGTCAGATTATACTTATCCTCTTTTTAAAGATAAGCAATGGTTAATCGATTATTATTCAAATTCAATATTAACATTAAAACAACTATGTACGATAGCAAAATGCTGTGTATCTACGATAATGAGGTTTGTTGATTATTATGATATACCAAAAAGAAATATTGCTATATCAAATGGCCGACAACGTTATAAACTAATACCAAAAAAAGAATTGTTGTATAAAAACAAAGAATGGTTACAATATAAATACGATGATATAACAATCAAACAACTTGATATAGCTAAAGAAGCTCACTGTTCAGTAGGAACTATCATTTCATGGGCTAACAAATTTGGAATAATTCCGAGAATAAAACGGATGTCGGATATGCTAAAACTTCGTTATGAAAATAAAGAATATTGTGAAAAACAAAGAAGTGCTACCATAGCAGCAATATCTAAGCCAGAAGTGAGATTAAAACACAGTGAATCTGTTAAACGTTCTTGGAAAGACAACGATAAAAGACGAGAATATTTAAGTGACTTAACTAAAGAACGATGGCTCGATACAGAATACAGAAAGTTTGTTACCGAACAGCTTTTAAAATCAGCTAAAAGTCATAAAGCATATCATTTATTTGGTCCGGATAATCATAATTGGCACGGCGGTAAAAGTTTTGAGCCTTATAGTCATGAATTTAATTCATATCTGAAAGAAACAATTCGTGATTTATATGATCACAAATGCTTTATATGCAATAAATCAAATAGTAAAAACAATAGATGCTTATCTGTTCATCATATAGATTATAATAAAAAAAATAATAATATATATAATTTAGTTCCTTTATGTGATGTTTGTCATTCCAGAACAAATGGAAATCGTAGATTTTGGATAAAAGAATTTGAATTGTTATTGTTTGCACGTAAATTTTGTATGACACTAGGTTTGGAGTGTGAACCATGATATGACTTCTTTTAATTATTTAACATTGCAAGGTTTCATTGACAAGAATTTACTCGATGACGACGCAAGATTCTGGGTCGAACTTTACGAGATTCCCGAACTAAATCCCATCCGCGAGTATAAAAATATTGTTATTGAGAAGCCTTACGAGCATACCGTTAGTTTAGATCTGGAAACTCGCGTCACTTCTCTAATTGACTTGATTGCTAATGCAAAATACACTAACAGTAATCCAACGTACCTTGTTAAGTTAGCTAATAGACTTATAGCGCGATGTCGTGAACAGAATAAGCCGGAGCTAGAATTACAATTATTGAATGCATTATCGTTATTATAAAAATAATGGAGATATACAAACTATGGCTACAATTGAAGAAAATTGGTTAGAATGTGTACCGTGGTCCGGAGAAGGAGATGACCTACCAGTTGGTTTGAGCGGAATGCCTGGTATTTATGCCTGGAAACTTGTGAAAGCTGTTGTTATCCTAGACGCCGAAAGTGAAGAAGGCACGAGACAAGTCAAAGTATCTGAATATGATAAGAACACCATGGATATCATTGACGTTGTGATTAATGCAAATTCTTATAAAGCGGTCCTCAAGCAACACCGGAAAGGCTTCACGTTTGCCACCCCTACCGGCGGTAAACTTAGTCGTGAAGCATGGCGAGACAAATTTGGTACCGATGCACTACATTTAATGGCTATTCGCGAATTACTGTTCGGTATGAACAAAGGTCAGAACAAGCCGTTCAAAATAGGAGGTAACTAGCGTGGGTAAATGTAAACCAAAACCTGAGCCAAAACCAAAGAAGTAGAAAACTCTTTCAACTATTTTTTAGGAGGTATTTATTGTTGTCCCATAAGGGACACTCCGATTGCCAAAAAAGGCTTTCGATATGGAGAGAAAACAAAATGCAACTAAATGGATTTCGGGTAACAATTCCCGAAGCAAAAGAAGAGAATAGCGAAGGGCACGTTGTCCTCTCGCACGGACAGAATTTCAGAATTTCTTTACATAACGCGCATAAATATAATGGTCGTGGGACTCCTTCGGACTGCGAGGTCTACGTTCAAGGCGAATATGTCGGAACTTATCACGTTCCTGCAGGACAAACGGTCATTCTAGAACATCCGATACATGACTCAGGAAAATTTACTGCTTACCGTAATGGCAGTTCTGAAGCACAACAAATAGGGCTGGATCCTAATTCCGACGATAATGGTTTGATTAAAGTCGTCTGGAAACCTGGTAATCATAAAGTACGGTCAATACAAGTTTCTGATGTATCGTGGACCTGGCCATATCATCCAAATATTGTGTATCCAGAAAACGATAATTATTATGATGATGGACATAACTATACTATTACTTATGACGACCATACATTCAATAATTCTGCAACGGGAGGATACGTCTCCAGGAAAGGATTATTCTCTAGTAACGTGTCTTGTTGTGCAAACGCAGGTAACTTAGTTGGTGGCGGAATTGGACTTTCTGGATCAAGTAATCAAACATTCACGGAAACAGATGCGTTAGACTACGTGGAACCCGAAACTGCTATCTATTTGCGCATTGCATTTAGAGAAGAATCTAATACTCCGCGACCTATCAAACCAGTCTATAAAGTACATTCAACTTCGGTACCAAGACGATTGCAATAGTTTGGTACCAATACTTTTTTTATAATATTCGTAAAATTTCTAACCAAAAACTATTTATTCTTGTACGTGCTATACTACTTGATGATAAACAGATGGGTAGAAACGATAATCAACTGGAAAACAACGCCAGATGAATTGCGTAAGCTTGCAGATAAAATGGAAATACGGAAAATGACAGTACGTCCTGGTACTACGACATGCGTCAGGAGAATATCAATTACTGATCCAGAGAAGAGTCCGTATATTGAACTGCACATACATTACAAACAATAAAGATACTGAGGTGATTAAATGACTAAAAAGATTTTTAAAATTCGATACCAACTTGATTGGATGAAAGAACATCACGGATCTTATTTCAAGGAAGAATTTATCCATGCAAACACAAGAGACGATGCGGGTAATCAGTTCGGAACACAATTTCTTCCTGGAAATGCTACATGGAATATTACCGAATCTACCATTCAAGCCGAAATATTATATATCCTGAATAGAGATCTCCGTGCAGATGATTTTACTAATTCTGTGGATGGAATAGACGATTGTTTGGTCAATGAAATCATAAGTAAGGTAAGAGACATTGAGGAGTGAATGATGTCGGAATTTAGCTTATTAGACCGCTGCATAATTTTTGTAATACAAAAGCATTCCGGACAGTTAGACAAAGTCGGCTTGCCTTATATTTTACATCCATTACGAGTAATGTCTGACTTATCTTTAGAAACAGAAGAACAGAGATGCATTGCTGTCTTACACGACGTATTAGAAGACACAGACGCAACTAAAGTAGACTTATTTTGGCTCACAGAAAGTAGAGAAATAACAGAAAGTGTAGTATATCTTACTCATCCAAGAAATGAACCGAATCCGAAGTATTGGCAACGTATCCTAGAAGACCCAACCGGGAATGCTCGTGCTGTAAAGTTAGCTGACATCCGGGATAATATGTCTCCGGCTAGAATGCAAGGTCTTCCAATACTGGATCAGGAAAGAATGATGCATAAATATCAAGCTGCTTTACATGTATTGAATGGAGGTAGTAACATTGTATAGTGTAATACAAGCTGCGATTTCTGCTGGTATACTAGTAATTATATTAGTAGGATTTTTAATACTGGCTTTTGGGTTTTTTCTATTGCCTAGTATGACTTACTTAGTAGGTGAAAAGTATGGTCATAAAGATGCTGGATTTATCATAGGACTGTTATTCGATATTTGGATAGTAGCACTTATTTCATTTATTATTGCTAACCAAAACCTTTAAATACGAATAGCAACTACTAGTTATTGTTAAGAAAAACTTGGAGAGGATAAAAAATGACAAAACTTAGACAGTTGACAGGGCTTGTAATGGCCCTTGGTATCGTGCTCGGAATTGCGTCTGCTGGAGTCTCTTACAACAGCGATGTATTCGGGAAAGGGGCTCCGTATATCTCTATAATTGACCCGACGGGAGACAAGGTCACTGTCACTAATCCCGGACAGCCCGTTGTCGGTAACCTAAAGTTCATTAATGTCTTCGGACAGACACTTAAGAACGAAGGTATTATTGAACTAGCTACCGGAGATACTGTATTCGATGTGGTATTGAATGATCGCGGTAACGTCGGCATCCATACGGCATACTATGTAGTACCAACAAAGGAGCAAGTTGCTCTCGGAGAGCTTGGCCTCAAGAACAATGATGATCTTGCAATGGCTAGCGTGATCACTTATTTGCCTGCAAGCCATATGAATGACATCTACAAGCTCGGGAAGAATGGCGTCTGGGGATGGGTTACGAATTAGTAACCCTTACCAAAACCTTTATATACGAATAAAGAACTATAAGTATTCGGAGTTGATATAATGTTTGCATTATGGCAAGTGGACTTGGTTTCAGGTAACTGGAAAGTAATTGGAGTAACAACAACCCAGAAAAATGCTGAAAAAGTTACATCAGAATTAATGAAAAAAGATCCGACTCATTATGTCAACTTCAATGAAGTTCCTCAGTTTGAAGAAGTAATCTAAAATCGTATCGGGCCTTGGTGTGAGCTCCGTGCCAATGGTAAGATAGCTCAAAAGGCTATTAGAGGTGGGTAGGGTATAACGGAGCCCAGCTAGGTTAGCGAAGTCAGGAAAACGCGAGAGACTTAAGATCTCTTCCCATAGGGGTTCGCAGGTTCAAATCCTGCACCTAGCATGCGTCGTTAATCGACGTAAAGATTCCAAACGTCTTAGAATATGTTTGGTGGCGCGGCGGATGCGGCAAAGACTAGAAGACTAGATATGTTAAAGGGATTGGATATAGTGATCAAACTTTAGTGATGACCGCTTATGAGAATCTACTAGCATATCTGACGTAAATGAATTCAGAACATCGTTAGGTATTGGGCAGGAAGCCGACAGAGGGAAAGTCTTACAAAGACGACCGGTTCGAATCCGGCTTACTTAATTACGGTTAGAAGTACTCGTGGCATTATGTAGTACAATTGCTAATGAAGGAATCCTAGCCGTAACCGAATAAAGGTTCGTAGTAGGTGTCGTGATTCAGGAACCTTGCGGCCATACGGCCAACACCCATAAGGACATATTCAGTCCGAGTACGCTGTTAGCACGACATATAGTTATCCCTGCAGGATTGTATCGTAATGTGGCCGGAGATCGAACCCTATAGAACCAGGCATTCAGTGCCAAATGTGATCAAAGGCATTAAACATATTATAAAACGTATAGTTGTTGATAAGCGATTAGAATTGTATGTAACCCGGACGTCGAAAGGCGTACCGGCTAAGTTGCCTAGAAGATGGCTCGCGTGTGCGACTGTAATTCGTGAAGTATAGGATTATTCCTACCATGTAAGTCGAGTAGCACGTTGGGTAGTTCGACTCTACCTCTAGGCGTTGCCAATGTAGTCAAGCGGAATGGCACTGAGTAAGATAATTGATATCTAGCGACCCCGAAAAATATCCCTTCACGACTACTAGATTATCAATGCGCTTTATCTGAAAGGGTCTCCAGTTCGAATCTGGACATTGGCGTGAGATGTGGCTAAGAGGTTCGATTCCCCGCCGATCTTGGGTGGATCTATGCCGAATGGGAAAGGTTGCAAACTGAATCGGGTTCAAATCCCGAGCATCTCATCCAATAGGTATAAATAGTGTTAGCAAGTAAGTAAAAGTAGAGGTGATCATACTGTCATTAATCTCAATTATATCGAAATCGGCTAGTAAGGTCATGAGAGAATTACTCGAAATAAGTATCATGTTCATGTATTTAACTATAATGCCATTTATAACCATATTATTTATTCTTTATCAAATAGTAAGTAATAATATTACTATATTTGGTGTTATGCTTACTATTATTCTCATAATAATATATGGAGTCCAGTTAGATTTATCACAACAATTTGATAGATGGATTCAGAACAAACTAGGAACAAACTAATAGGAGGCTAAGTATGAATCAATTCGGATTTGAAGTAGATCTAAACAAAACTTTTATATACGTTATAGACTCTAGTTTGGGCCTTTCCAAAGGCAAGATAGCAGCCCAAGTATCACACGTCGCTATGATGCTAAGCGAAGGTAAAGTACTTGGTCGGTCGGTTGTCCTGAAAGCTCCTCATGATTATTTTGAATTTTTATGTAATCAACCCGATTCTATCTATGTTCGAGACGCCGGTCTAACTGAAGTTCCTGCCGGTACTAGGACTTGCGTTGGCTTTATTAAAAACGAGAGTAACCAAAAACTATTTAAAGACCTAAAGTTACTTTAATTTTATTTTATTTAGCTAGCAAGTTGGCCTTCCAAGAACATTCGGAGATCAGTTCGATTCTGATTGCTAGCATTACGGAGTGAACTAATGAAGACTATAATTTTCAGTGATTGCCATGGGCGTCCAGACCTAATTACAAACGTCCTAGAGCACACCAAGTCATGGGACCGTGCAATATTTTCTGGAGATATTCTTGACATCGGATTCCATCCTTTAGAATGCATGGATGCACTTTTGGAAAATGACATAGAACTCCTTTGGGGAAATCACGACTTAGCACCAAAACTGAGCCAACGGATATCGCCGATAACGGCCTACGACAACGAAGTCTACGAAAAATTAAATTCTATTACCAGCAAATTTAGTATATCAACCTGGCAAGACGATATTTTAATCAGTCACGCAGGTCTTTCGCAATTCTTTTACGACAATTACTTTAATGAAGACATAACAACTGTCAAAGAAATTTCTGACTATCTAAATAGCATGTCACTTAAAGAAATGTGGGGAGATCAAACACCTCTCTGGTTCAGACCTACAAAATGGTATGCTCCGAAAGCAGGACTTAAGCAAGTTGTCGGACATACACCTCCGAGTTGGCTTGCATACGTTGGAACAGAGTATCCTAATTATCATACAGTCGACCCATATTGTAAGGTCGGATTTGGGCCAGACCGTTATAGATACGCTGTCATTGAAGACGGAGTTATCACCGTAATCGATTCCAACGGGAGATATTAATTATGATAATTGCTCCAGGCACACATAACTATAGAAAAATTAAGCCAAGTAGTGGATTTCCGTCTGTTAGATGGTTTAGAATTACACCAGAAGACAATAGAATAGTTACTATCGGTATTAACTATCGACCTGATGATCCTGACGTATTCGCACATTATGAATTGTTAAAAACACGGTACGGAACATGGTTAAGTACTTGGAAAGGCGAATCTGGATCAATTTATTTTGACATAGAAGTTCCGAGAATACATGTTTCTGATATCGAATATAATATAAATCGGTTAATAAAACCGAAACATACGGTTTAGGCTAGTTTAGTATGTCTATTATAATTTTCGGAGAAACAATTTGTCCGTTCCTAAGCATTGGAAAAGAAGTTCCAGTACTATGTCATTGTAAGTGCGCAATGCTACAGACATATAATATCAATGACGGACAAACTGTATCATATTGTGGACTTTGTTACAATAACCTCAGGAAGTAATACCGCGTGTACGAAAAGATTAGAATCTACTGGAATCTTGGCAAATGCATCGCTGAAATTCCGACCGTTGCAAAAGGCATTGGAGATAATGCAGAAAAAGCCTTACGGAACTTAGGTCACTCGTTAATTGATACCTGTAAGGACCGTTGTCATACGTGTTGGACAGCCAACGTAGAGATTACGCAAGAAACATACAGTGGTAAATTTATGAATACGGTTTCTACGGTTGTGACTTGCCGAGAATGTGGAACGACTAGAATAGACCGACAATTTATAGAGAAAACTTGAGGAGTTGATTAAAATCAGGAAATGTATCCGGTGCGGTACGAAAATACCCGAACATGGGACATCAAAACTTTGTCCGAAATGTAAGAGAGAAGCCGAACAACAGAAATAACGTAACCAAAAAGTATTTATAGAACGAAAATTAACAAACTATGTTAGAATACTGAGGTAATCTATTGTGACCAAAACTATTCGAGCTTACAATAAGCATCCCCTAAGGTTAGGTCCTGGCTACAAAGGTTGGATTACATCTAATAAGATATCGGAGCAAAATCTTTTCAAGTATATGGCTGGAGACTATCATCCCTGGCAACAGTGGGGTCGAATGCGCGGCTGGAAAGATTGGCGGCTGAGAAGTAGACGACGGCAAGACTGGAAACGCGAACTTCGTGAAGTAACAAAAGAGTATGCTCGGTATGGTCTATTTACAGGAGATTTCCCTTATGATTTTTGCGACAAGGACTGCTGTTACCATATGTCAACTGATCCACTAAGTTACCTGTTGGACAGTTACTATAATTATCTGGACAGTACAGGTATATCGTATATTTTGGACGATGATTATATATATGACTAATTATATTTTATCGGAATTACGTAGTTATCCAGGACTATACAATTCTTTTGATCTTATGGAAATCAATGGACCGTATCCAGGTACTGAAACAAATATATGTAATGGAAACTTTATGTATTGTACCATGGATTCTTCTTATCCATTACAGTCAGCATATTGCGTAATACCAACTCTACAAGAAGAACCAAATTATTCGTATACTAAAAATATTGTACTATGTTTACATACCGATAGTATTAATAATGAAAAAATAGTAACAATAAAATGCTATCCAACACAATTATCTCAAATTCCGGGATTTAATATACTAGTTAACGATTATCCAACTATACTACTTGACGGTAAGACATCGTCTGGTGTGCCACGCAAAAACTACGAACAATCAACTGGAATAATAGGACTTACTGGAAACCCAATGAAATACAGTAGAAAGTTTTCGCACTTTACTAGAGAAAATCCTATGAATTTAGGCTTCGATCCCATACGGATATCATCAAATATACTACAATTACAAGTAGAATTATTTTCTAATGTACAGCCAGGAAACATAAGAGATATCGTTAAACTCGAATGGCTAATAGAAACAGAGTAGGAGAGTAAAATACTATGTCAAGAAAAAGAATGGAAGATGAAGTACAAGAAGGAATAGAATTAGTACAAGAGCAACCCCAACTTACCGAACAAGTAATATTGAAATTCGAGGACCTGACTGTAAGTAGAACAGAATCCGGCACTATCAAGATTTCCAAATTACTGGGCGGTATCAGTGACCACACGTACCGGATGTTTGCGTCTGGTGGTCAAAAAGATTGGACACTATACAAAGAAAATGAACCTTATCTAGACACCAGAAGTCAACATGGTAATCGATCATTTACCTGGGAAGGCTTACTTGATCCCGGTCTATATACGTTGAGTACTGGTCCGACCGTAAAGGACTTCAGTAAGCATAGGGTGCCTGGACGTGGTTACCAGATTTCGTTTAGGGTTTGATATGGCGCCAATTGAACGATATGTAGTACATACTCACATTCAATTATTGGATAATTTATATACTATATACGATATTATACAAAACAATCAAAACATTGATAGTATTGAATTTGAAAAAGGAGCTACGATCGGATATATAAAATGTAGCGTTTCAGGCGAAGGCATTCGAGGATATGAAAAAGCGTATAGTTTATTAAAAAAAATTAAAACGTATTGTCATCCGTTTGATGTTGGAGTTCTTATTACAGCATGGCGAGAACCCGATATACGGCTTTTTGTAGGTAATTCGTCATGAAACTTATTTTAGTGTGTCCTAATTGTAGGACCAAAAAGTCTATTCCGGTGCATGGTCTTGTAAATTCGAGAAACATTCAAAAACTTTTTAAAGACAATACCACGTATTGCGAAATTTGCAAGAGTAATGGTCTCGGAAACATCCTAATGAACATTGAGAAGTTTGACCGTGAACTTCCTACTCGAACCATTAGAGATTTGACTCAGTTACATGTACCGACGATTTTGGAAAAAGATAATATGACATTAGAACAAATACAACATAAAGAAAAGTTGAAGAAAGATCTAGGACTTGTTAATTGTGTATAGTTGGCATATTATGTTTTAGCCAAGTCATAAATTCATAGCGGTCTTCAAATTGTAAGATTTGCCAGTCAGGATCACTAAAACAATTAAATACATCGATAGGGTTATCTGATGTAATATCCCAAAAGTTGTTTGCTTGTAGCATGTCGATTAGAGTCCAATGCCCATTTGGTATTTTTGTTAATAAGCCCAGTGCGGATGTATACAATCCAGACAATACTATTATTTTTTTTGTATCAATTTTCGTTATACTGACAGTGTTTTCTGACAACTCGAAGTTTTGTCGCGTCTTTGGAATCATTATTTTCATATGTTACACCTCCATAACGTAAAATACTTGCTATGCCTTTATTTGATTATGGCAAAATTCATCAAATTCTTGAAGTGAATCAAATTGAATGACGTTTGATAAAGCGAATCGATATCTTGATTGCAAACATTTAGTAATTACTTGATATATATTTTCATCAGCATAATAAATATCGTTTGTTCTTTCGCTACGGAAGAAACCACCCTTATGCAATCTTATTAACATAAATACTTCCTTACTATATGTATAATATAATATTATTGGCTTGTTTTCCAAGTCAATTTCCATGATTGGTAGTATGCCATCTGGTCCTAACTTCAATTCTTTCATAATACTCCATTAACTTACGATTATAAATACATTTTGGCTAAACGAGGTAACCCAAATATGGGAAGAAAAACACGAGAATTAGATTACGAACTTATTAAAAGACTTGCTTCCTTGCAATGTACTGAAAAAGAAATAGCGGCCACTATAGATGCCGACTATAGTTGGTTGTCAGCACGCAAAGGCAAAGATGAATTGCTACAGCAAGCTCTGGAAGATGGCTACGAAGTCGGTAAGACCAGTCTACGCCACAAGCAATGGGAAATAGCCAATAGCGGTAACGTAACGATGTGCATTTGGCTAGGTAAACAGTATCTCAAGCAAAGCGATCACAATACCATTTCTGGAGACAAGGAAGCCCCCCTAGAAGTTAAGATAGACTATAGCAAGTTGAGCATAGATGAACTCAAAACAATTGACGGAATATTCGAAAAAGTTCGAACCAGCAAAGATCCAACAGGAATTAGCTAGGCGGTCGTTACTGTACTTTACTAAGTACACCGAACCGACCTACAACGTGAACTGGCATCACGAAATTATATGCAAATATCTTGAACGCTGGGCATTTGGCGACTTAAAACGTCTCATGATTTTCATGCCGCCAGGTAGCGGAAAGAGCGAACTAGTATCCCGTAGATTACCAGCTTGGATATTTGGACATAATCCTGACGTTGGTATTATGGCTACGTCATATGCAGCTTCTCTAGCATCCGATATGAATATTGACGTACAGCGCATCATGGATAGCGAACGCTACCGTGAAATATTTCCAGACTCTGTCTTATCAGGTAGAAATAGCCGAAATAGTTTAGTTGGGTCGTCAGCTGCTAGAAATCGAGATGTCTTCGAAATAATAGGTCATAAAGGTTACTATAAGTGCGCTGGTGTTGGTGGGTCTATTACAGGTAAGAGATTCTACTACGGTATCATAGATGATCCCATGCGAGGACGACATGACGCAGAATCCGAAACCATTAGGAATACCACGTACAATTGGTATATCAACGATTTTTATACACGACGTCTTAATTTAGATGCCCGGATATTAATTACGTTGACTCGTTGGCATTCCGATGACTTAGTTGGTCGTCTCTTATCTTTAGCAGCTTCAAATCCAGCAGCTGAACAATGGACTATCCTAAAGTTTCCTATGATCGCAGAGGATCCATTAGAGCCTGAGGATCCAAGAAAAGTTGGGGAGTCTCTATGGCCTTGGCGATTTGGTACAGCAACTGATCTAGAAGCCACGAAAATCAGTGCTGGCTCTTATACGTGGTCGTCCCTATATCAACAGAGACCGGCTCCAGCTGGCGGTCTTATATTTAACCGGGGCTGGTGGGGAGACTCCTTAGCCACAACGGGCCGAAATCAGTTCTATAAACAGAATCCACAAGACATTGAAAAACTTATGGATATTGTAATACAGTCTTGGGATGCTACTTTCAAAGATAATGCAAATACCGATTTTGTTGTCGGACAAGTATGGGGCAAGAAGGGAGCTGACTTCTATCTCTTGGATCAAGTACGAGCCCGTATGGATATCATTGCTACTATGCAAGCTATCCAGACATTGAGCGGTAAATGGAAATTATCTTCTGCAAAACTCATAGAAGATAAGGCTAATGGTCCTGGTATTATCACTATGCTCAAACACCAGATACCTGGTATTATACCCGTAGAACCACAGGGCGGTAAAGTTGTTAGAGCACAAGCTATCACTCCATATATTGAAGCCGGTAACGTATGGATACCGATGCCTATTAATGCTCCTTGGATACACGATGCGCTTGAAGAAATTGCTGCGTTCCCGACGGGTCGGTACGACGACGTTGTAGACTCTCTTACGCAAGCATTATTTTATTTATCTAATACTCATAGATCTGCATTATTACCTAAAATGCCCAGGCACGCTATACGTGTTGGTGGCGGCTGGACTGGCTAATATATAGAAGCACGAGCATTACGTAGTGCTTCTAGAAGTTCCGTAATTATATTAGCATTTGTTAGGTTTATAGTTTCGCATAAGTCCATAATATCCTGTGGTGTCTCACATACATAGATAATGGGATTGGATTGTAGCCAACTGTTCCAACTTTTAGTGACGAACTTTAGTAAGTTACCATTATGGTAATCGTTGTGATTCCATAGGTATAATTTATCATCTGTTATTTTCCCACCATACCAATTTAATGCATAGCCGCGAATACGGGATGTATCCATGATTCGGTAACATAGGTAACTAACTGCCCGCCCATATTTGTACTATACATAGTTGCTACTATAAGATTCTTTTGAATGTCGGATTCGGTTAGTTCGGGTACTACATTGCCTGGATTTCGATCAATAATAATCATTACTTCACCTCGGAAAGACTTCTTTAGCGCGTTCTCGTAACATTTCTAGCAATTTTGTATTTACTTCCTGTAAGTTATACTTGATTTCGATAAATGCCACGTCAAATATATCTTCGAGTACATAGAATACAACCTTTCCATTGCATGAATTATAATCATCGATTAATAAATTTATTAAACTTGTACTCATGCAGTGAATTGTTATGCTCGGAGTTCTATTAATAGACCACACACTATTTAAGTCACAACCAAACCATGTAAACTTATTATTATGTTTTATTGCCATGAATAGGTTAGATTCCTTGAATACTGACAATATTATCTTGGTATTGATGTCCTTTTCAACTATTGGTGGTATCTGTTTAGCCGGATTGTAATCAATGATTATCATGGAAGACCTCCTCTGCGTTTGCTACGATTATTTCCCTGAAAGTATCAGTTAATTTTCTACTTAAATCATTGATTATGGAATATACCTCATTTATATTTTCGCATACGTATATTTTAATAATATTATCTCCATTATATTCATTTGTTTCCCAACGACTCCAGCATCTAATTAGAAACGTAATTAGATTAGTATTTGCTCTCCATCCCCATATGCTACCTTCTTCGCCGTATCGAATATCTCGGCCAAACCAGTTCAACCATAAAGTGTTGCCGTCTTTCTGTTTTGTTAAAAACGCAACATGGTATGGTAGTTCTAATATTATAAATGATTTATACATATGTTTTTCTGTAATATTTGGAATTGTTTTGTATGGTGGCTTGTCTATAATAATCATTTGAAGACCTCCTTTGCCTTATTAATGAATTTAAGTTTAAATATATCACTTTTTATATATTTATTGGCTACTGTCTCGACTTCCGTGGTATTTTCACAGACATACATTATAATAGAATAATTATCTGACCACCTTGTCCAACATTTAGATAAGAATTCTATCAAACTATGATCTGATTCCCAATTCCAAGGATACCCGGTTTCCATATCATTATTTGCATGACCGCCATACCAATTCAATGTTATCTTATTATCAGGTGATATCGTATAATATACAAATGCTGCTTCTATTATACCAAGTGTATATATTACAGCAATTATTATAGAATTCTTAATATCTTTTTCTGATATGTTCGGTATTTCGTGAGCTGGATTAGCAATTATCATTCTCATAAAAATGTAATATAGCTATCTGTATTTATAGGTTTTGGTATTCGGTTGGTAGCCAATTCGGAATACGGTCTTTAATAATCTGGAATATATCTTGTATTCCTTCAATGAGATAGAATTCAGTAGCTGGATACATACTAACTATATGAGCTACGAAAAGTTCAAATGTTGTGTTTTCCCATGTTTTCGTGAATTTATTTGATCCATGATGTTGTTCTAATACTTCAACATGCCCGGTAGACGATAACGTTATTAATTGATACCATGTATTGTTGACAATGGTCATTATCATGTAATGTCCTGAAAGGCACCGTTTCTTGGCTTCTTCGATCGTTATTTGGTCACCCACAATTCGCGGCAATGTACTATGATCACTTACTTTAATTTCCTTCAATGTAATCATCTCCGTGGTTTTATTTTCAAATTTTCTATATTTATCTCAATGCTATCGCCGTCAGTTAGCGTAACTGTAGCATACCAGTCTGTTATTTTAATTTCTTGGAAGTATGCCTTACGCTTGCCAAATTCGATGGTATATTGTTTTCTACCCTTTTCGATAGTAACGATTTTACGCAATTCCTTAACAATACCTTCGATGCCACTAGGGAAAAATTTGTTACCTGAACTACACCCATGCATTACGGGTATACCAATCTGGCATTCAGAATGTTTCATTACCATATTCTCCTAATAGTAATACTGTACGATGGATTTGGTATTGATTCTAGATGTATTCGTAACGGATAATAACTATCATAATGCATAAATCAGTCTCCTATACGATATAATAATGAGCGGATATACTTATTGTAGTTAAATCGCCTGATTCAATACCTAGTTGATCAGCGATATATTTTTGCAATTTCCCTAGACCATATATATTAGCGATGTACGCTCGGCCAATATCATGAGATCTAAAAATTGCTGTAGTATACAATTTATCTTGCCTTATTAGGAAATCTAACATAATTAAACATGGCGAATGTTCTGCTACAATATCTATATCTGGATACCAAGTGATTGCTACACACCTTCGGCTTGTTGGCTGTCTTTTGAGCTTACCGATGATTATTTCTATTTGGTCCCATTCAATAACGGATAAACAGTCTTCTGGATCATCGAATATGCATTCATGGGCTCGTAATCGATTACCATACGTGTAATCAAAGCCAGTATTTTCAGGATTCATAAGTTGCTCGGCGTATAAATCAAGAGCTGCTATATCCCATCCACTACCTTTAACTGGATATCCTTCTAATGGATATTTAATGGTCAAACTTAGATTAAGTAATTCACGGATAAGTTGACCATCTTCTGTTATAATATTATTGCCATAGTGTTCTATTTGACCTAAGGCATAATGCCAGGCATCCGACGGATTACGAAAAGATGGCATTAATATGACCTCCCGCAGCATGGACATCGGCATCTTCTAGGACAATAGCCACCATCGTAATCAGAACCAACCCAGGTATGATCGGTTCCTTTATTGCCTTGAGTTGCACTAGATTCGATTTCTAACTGAGTTACTAAATATTTATGAACGTGATCATTTTCATTATGTATATATACTTGGCTATCGGTAATTATTGGAAATCTTATATCATCTATTTTCGTAAACGTTCCTTTTAACGGACTTGGTTTTACCGTGAGCCAAATAGCATGTTTCATCTTATCATCAAGTTCGTTAGCCTTATCTATATTATATAAATTATAATCCAGTAATACGTTAGCATTGAATCTAGTATGTTCTAATACATTATCATTTAAGTTGATATTAGAATTTAATTCGCAAACACAAAGGATTTTTTCTTCCTTAATTTCTTCATTAGTCGGCCACCTATCAAAAATCCAGTGATCATTCTGCCACCGTTGGATGACTGGTATTCCCATATTTGGAGTTATATAAAATCGTAGCATTATCACTGCCAGCCATTTACACTGTATGTTGTATGAATCCGTTGTGATACATTTCTTACCAAATTATCAAAATCTATTGCGATCGTTCTGGTTCGTTGGACATATCTTGTTATCTTGGTCACGCAAACCGGATATACGTGGCCATCTGCGAATATCACGTTACAAAATGCATATCTATAATTTTCGTCCTTAAAACATTGTCCCGCAATTCCGGTAGCATTCCGACCAAAATGATCCTCTATCCGTATTGGCATTCCTGGTTTAATTTCTCGGGCTCTCATAGTATTACTCCATTATTTTTCTGTATCTGATTCCAAGTTGCTATTAATTCATTCTTGAAATCATTTTGCACATTAAACATATTTAATATGTAATCAAAATCTTTATTATTTTCAACTACAAAGTATTTTAATCGACATTCAGTTTGATCGCGCCACTCTTTTATCATAAGTTCTATAATAGATTTATTATTTCTATTAAACGAATCTTGCCATTCACAAATATAGTTTTGACTCCGTTTTATGTCACAACCCCGTTCATATATCAAGTTATCTTCCTTTAGTAGGTAGCTGACAAAATGACACCCACTGCTGTTTACCGAAGAAATAATCAATTTCCGGTTTATGTCCTGCTCACAAATATCCGGAATAACTTGAGCTGGATCTTTATTTATGATTATCATGTAAGGTAATTACATTATTAGTGTATTTAAAGGTTTTGGTAGAAAACTTCTATGAAAATTTAATTGATTTTAAGCTCTAAGACAATCAATTAATTATATAATAGTATAGTAAAATACTTGCTATCGCGAGATAAGACGTGCTTAAAAGGATGTTAGAACGGTATTACTTATTGTATTACTTATTTATTTACCACAAATCCTTTTCATCTTCCCAAGCTTCGATTGCTTCTTTCAGATCTTTCCCTACATAATAAGCATCGTGCTCATGCTCAAAGTCCATCATGGCAACCCAATAATACTTTTCATGGTATAGTAGCAAACGGATTACTACAGACCGAAATGGATTTGCCGCCTCAATTATCTTTGCCCGAAATAAAGGAAAAGATAACTGTTTGTTCTGGATCATTTGTCTCATTTACTCGACTTCCAATGAAAATGTATCTCCGACGTACAATTCTGTATGTTCTTCAAATCCAATTCTGCCCGAATAGAATCCAGTAATTTCTATAGGTTTATGTAGATGTTCTGATAGTATTTTATTCAATTCATTTAAAGGTATTTTGGTCATCTAGGCCACCTCTTCGTTGTCGATGCATTGATCCATTTCGACCCAGTTCTCTAAGCCATGTTTGGCCATCTCTTCAACGGCTTCCGCAGCCGTTTTAAAGTTTTCTCCATTGACCCAGAATAACCCGTTCGCAGGGCTGTAACCGGCCCAGTTATGTTCGGACTCAATCTTCTGGTTTTGAAAACTGATTACGCGGCTCTGTGTAAGTTTTTGGGCGATTTCATCTACCGCATCTGGATAGACATCTACCATCAAATGCCCTGCCATGTCAGGCGCTGGACCATCGTACCTAACCTTCTGCCCGATTTTTGGCATATCAGGCACAAAGCCTATCGTGCCTTCCCGTGGACCAAACCCTCGGAAAAAGGTATCTCGGATTTTTCCGCCCACGGGATAAGAGAATATTCTTGTCTCCCTAACCAATTTCCCAGACACATAATTCCCATCCGGGCCAATGTGACCAGTATTGTCGGAAACTGTTGTCTGGTATTCGATTCCCATTATATCATTTTCTATTCCCTTAAATATTCCAGCATTCATCTAAGCCACCTCCCTCTGAGTCCATCTGCGATACATTGGTACTTCTCCCCAATCAGATACAACGTAGTTATTTTTATAAGCTTCTGTTGGAGTCACTAACTTGTAACCATTGGATGTCTTAGCTACCACACGATGCGGTAACTGAGATCCAAATACTTGCTCTTTATCATCAAGGACGTATCCTCGAACAAACTTCGCTCCGATACACATTCTACCAGCTTTGTCAGCTCCGATCCAAATTGGGTATGTCATTTTCCTCAACCTCACATTTCAACAAGTACATATAGCACTTTTGAGAATAAATACTTTTTGGTCGTAATTACATCACTTAATGAGTACTATAGTCCTATTTTTCCAGAAACACTAACGGACACCTTATCACTCCGATATATAGTATTTCTCTATACTAGCTCTATAACGTTTTGAAAACTTTATGAATAAATCTACTATATTACTATATATTCAATAACTAGCTCTTACTTATTACTATATTATTACTATATTACATACTATATTACTATATATAAAAAAGAAATAAATAATAAATAATAGTAGTAAGAGCGCGATTTTAAAATTTAGTTAAGTGACCAAAAAGTATATATTAGAAAAGTACGTTAATAGACTTAGAGGTCTTGGAATGATAAGAATTTGTTTCATTTGTGGAAAGACGGATCAAGAAACGAAAATCGAGAATCACCATATTGTACCGAATCGAATCAAAACTAAAGTGATAAAAAAGAACAATATTATGCCAGTATGCGAGAAATGCCATCATGGAATTCATAATAGTGGAGGTCGTTTACTGCCTCATACCAAGCATTGGGATGCTCTCAAAAAGTTAGCTAGGCAAGTTAAAAACAATAAAGATTTTAATAATCTTATTAGAACAAGTATCCAAATGACTATCATTGACAAATTACATGATATCCAAATGTATCATGAATTCCTTGAATACAAAGAATGGTATAGTGCTAGGTAACCAAAACGTTTAAATACGACTAACACTTTATTTAGAGTGCCAAACAACAACGAGAAGACAAGAACTGTATTCGCAGTTCTTTTCTTTTCGAAAATGAAGAAAAGAATTCAAATACTAACATTATTTTTTATATTTACTTAAATTTTCAATGAAAGTATTAATTTTTTCGCCGTCTCCATACATGACCTCGACTAAATCTAGAGAATTCGGTAATAACTGTGTTATAATTCCGCATAATCTTGGATTTTTTACAAGAATTGGATTATATAAAACTTGTGTTATAACCACTGACATCCCTAGTTTTGCTTCAGATTTCTCCATAACGAAAACCTACCTTTGCGCCTTTATGAGGAGTCAACCTCCTAGGAAACATATCTTCTTTTATTCCGTTGCATTTTAATACCGGTATAAACCATTCGTCATCAGCTGCACGATACCACGGTTTATCGACTATAATACCTGTCTTGCCATAGGAATGATCTACGGCCAATCCAATTACACAATCTTCTTTATCCATGATATTACCTCGAATATCTTGATAAATTATATAAATATGCTTTATATGATTTACCAGTATCTGATCGTATTATGGAAATCATTGTATTTTCGTAGAAATGATCAAACTCATCTGTTAGTATGCCAGTAAATCCTTCTACGTGAATAACCGGCATACCAGGTTTACAGTCCTTTTCGAGTAATGTCATTTAAATCACATCTTTTTTATGGGCATTTAGCATGCTTAGGTCTGCTGGAATCGTTTCGCCGTCTCCATAAATGACTTCAACTTCGGTTTGTGATAAAATGCTTTTTATAATGCCATTGTAATATACCTTAGGCATATTTCGATGGCCACAATCAACAAACGTAACCGGCATTCCTATGTAACACGATTCAATGAGTATCATTACTTGTCACCTCGATAGACATTAAATGCGCCTAGATTTGCATGTTTGATCATGTGTCCATCTGACATAATTATGGAACATGTATCAACTTGATGTTCGGTTTGTCTAAAATAATCTATACAAGTGTATTCAAACGATGTTGATACAACTATTCCTGTATCGCCATACATCGATTGTACTGGAAGTCCTGGTATACAATCTTTAGGATTTAACATAACAAAGGCCTCGAATTGCAAATACTTATTATTTCTTTTTGTAGATTTTCATCAACGTTGGTAGCTATCAATAAACTATTTACCTGGGTTATATTGTCGCATATATAAATAGTTTTTTGATAGTCAGACATGTCTTCCCAAGTTTTGATAAGCGTATTTATCAAGGAAGGCCATCTAGAACGTCCTAGTCCCCATTCGCTTATACCGTCGCGTCCTATGATATTATCACCATACCACGAAATTCGGTGTCCTAGGCGATTTAGTATTGCTATCCAAGTCGTATTGTGGTAAGATGCTACTAAAATTATAAATTTACTTGTAATAAATCCTTCTGATATGTTCGGAATAACTCGGGCTGGATCCTGATCGATTACATACATGATTTTAAGTTATTTGTTAGGAGTTAAATAGTTTTTGGTTTACTATATGGAATTAGATTTTCTATCGGAAAGAAGGCACTATCTCCATAACATTTTATAACTTGAGCATATATAACTTCACATGAACCGTTGGTTGTATTCTTAACTAGTATATGCCTTCCGGTTCCGACTATGCCATATCTTGTATCACCGGGATTATTTAAATAAATTACCGGCATTCCAGTACGAACTGCTTTCATAATTAGTAGTTTTTATGTGTAGGATAAATAGTTTTTGGTTACTCGAAAGTTGAACAGAATAAAATAGTTAAATTATTTTATTAGCTAACTCGTTTAGTAGCTTTGATTTTTTTCTTAGTTTTGTACCTCGTTCTATTTCTGGGTGAGACATCATGAAATCTCTTGCGACATGATGATGTTCGGACGTTTTCAGTACTTTCATTATCGGATACTGGAACTCCTTGTTTGGATAGAATTTTCCTGGCTCACGAAGTACTGGAGCAAAGTTATCGCACATGAATAACCTTATGGTTCCGTCGCATGCACTACAGATCATCCTTCCAGCATAATCAACTACGAAGGATAGCGGATTCGCTTTCTGACCGCAGCGAGCACATTTTCCTTCTAGTGATTTATATAATTCCCATCTATCCATGTTGTATCACTCCAAGTACTAATAGTACCTTTGAGAATAAATACTTTTTGGTTACCAAGACCGTAACGTAAAATATTAACCCATTCATTAATTTGATTATATTTATTTTACTTAATTTTCAGGATTCACTACTATGCCAGATACACCTACGGTTATTAATGAAGCTAAACCCAAGAAAGGACGAAAGAAGGTCTTGACCACTACTACAGGAGGCTCGAAAACTGTTAAGTCTGGACCTATTGGTTCTCCGTTTCCAAACACGAATGCGATGTTTACGGGCCGTCGTATCGATGTTAAGTTGCTGGAGCAAACTGCACGAGCACCGCCAGTAGCGCGTTCGCTCTGGCAGCTCCAACTAATCGCATTTCCATGGTTTGACTTCAAAATAATTCCCCCGCAACATAAAGAAGCTGATGAAGACGAAGAAAAAGAACTAATTAATAAACTAGAAGAGATCGAACGTCGCATTAAAACCACTATCATGTGCTCTCAGGCAATGTACGATACGATTACGTACGGCAGTGCGCTCTTCGAGATCACCTGGAAAAAAGATGAAGATGGTTACGTGGTGCCTGATGTCGTACAGAGATTACCGGCTCAATCTTTTCGACAGGCTCCATCTCATGCTATTGGAGACCGAAATAAATATGTTGTGGGTAACATCCTGAAAGGCATAGTATATGACAAGACATCCAAGGAATATCAGTACTGGCAATTGCAAAATCCATACGGTTCTACAGGAGTTCCTGTCCAAATTCCCACAGAACAACTTATCCACATCAAGGATATTAGGTCGAGCTACGTTGATGGAGAACCTTATCTGGCGGGTATTACATCCACGATTGCACAATTAGAATTTGTCCGAAAACGAGTCATGCAGACGGTAACCCGTATTGGTAGTCCAAAACAGATTGCTACAGTTGGAATTCCTCAATCGTACATGAAGGCTTTGGAAGCTAATCAAATTCCGGTTTCTGTAACTAGTGCGGTTCCGGGAGCTAGTACTACTCCAGCTGATGCAATGTTGACCGATCTTTGGGAGATGGCGCGTATTGTCGTTGAAAATCAGAATTCTGATCTAGCCGTAGCAGTTCCAGAAGGCATAAAGTTGGAATGGGAGAGACCGTCGATACCATTCAATCCAACGGAAATTGATCAATATTTAATAAAAGAAGCCATTTATCATATTTTCCCTAGGGATATTTTAGAAGTTGCAGCTCAAGCGATTTCTACGACATCAAGTCCCCTCTTGGAACTCCTGAAAATGATGGTCCAGGGGTGGCAGTCACTTTGTAGCATTCAATTTGAGAACCTCCTTTGGAATAAGTTTTTAGAGCTGAATGGTTACGATGGATATCGGATCGAGCTTAATTGGGCCAGTCTGATTCCACCGGACCAACAGAAGGTAGAATCCTTAGCCATCCAGAAATTTAACTTGCATCTCATAACACTCAATGAGGCTAGAGCCGAATGCGGTCTTGCTCAGCTAGATCCAGCTCCTTGGATGTCCGACCTCACTGAAAGAGAAATACTTGAGAAAGAGCTGAATATCTGGCGCACTGGTGGTCAACAGCAGCAAAGCGGACAACCCGGCATGGAAGGTATGTTCGGAGGTGGCGGAGAAGAACAGTATGGCAGCGAAGAAGAGTTACC